CAGCGGAGCGGTGTCGGTGTCGGATCTCGTATCGGCACTGGTGCCAGGGATCACCCGCGCAGTTGGTCTGTCGGCCACGTCCGGTGTGTGTGCGCCTGTCACACCTCCACCGACCCAATCCACGTGCCAGTTCAAGGAATCGTGACTGCCTCACTAGGTCACCAGGTATGTGGTGGCGGTGGTGAAGTCACTGCGTCGGTCCAGCTCGTTGCGTGCGGCCACCCTGACTATCCACTCATCGCCCGCCTGCACCGGTCCATGGAAGAATTCCGTGTCATTGGTTATGCCCACCGTCACGAACGCGGTGCTGTCCGTCCGGCTGACCTGCACGATGTAGTCGGTCACGAACGGGTCAGTGCTTGCGGTCCACGTGATGTCCAGCTGTTCGTCAGCCACGTAGCCGGAACCACTCAGGGCCGTGCTCTGTGTGACTGTGAGCGAGGTGGGTGCCGCCACCTGTAAAGGGTCGGGCAGGTTGATGCTGGGCCTGGCGGCCGCGGCCGCGTGTCCGGTCAGTTCATAGTCCGCACCGTTGTGTTCCACGGCACCGATCTGTAGCGTGGCGTCCAGTCCCAACTGCACCTGCAACACACGGTAGTAGCCGTCGAAGTTGAGGTTGTGGTTCTGTATGCGTATTATGTCACCCACGGCCACGTTGGCGGCCAACAGGGTGCAACCGAAGTTGACGCTCATCTTGTTCCTGCTGGTCTTGACGTAGGTCTCCGCGTGGTTCAAGGCCAGTTCACGATCGGTCACGAATGGTAGGGTTATGGCCTTGTGCAGTTCTATGCCGTTGTCCTCGGCCTTGTATGTGCTGTATGTGGCGCTGTCCTCTGGCGGCCATATCACGTCATTGGGCTGGTAGTCCGCGTCTGGGTCCGTGTATGTGATCCTGACCTGGTTGACCTTTCGGTCCTTGCTCTCGCCCTGTATCTGCAGGCCACCTATGATGTCGGTCTCGTCGATGGTGAGGGTGGCGGGTGGTGTGGTCAAGGCCGTGGCCACCGCGTTGGCATCACCGGAGTGTTCCACGCGCAGGTAGTATCTGCCCTGTTGGTAGGGCATGATGCCCCGGAAGTTCTGTAGCATCTGCTTGACGTTGCCCAGTAGGGTCTGGCTGGATTCTATCACGGCGTCACAGGTGAAGAACCGGCCAGTGGTGCTGTCCTCGTTGTTGTAGGGCACCAGTTGGTCGCACTGCAGGGCCGCGTTCCTGAAACTGATCCAGTCTATGTATTCGTTCGCCAGGCCCTTGCCGAACCTTGGGTTCCTCAGGTAGTCCACCAGGATGTTGACCGGGTTGTTGCTGTGGGTCACCGTCTCGTTGGCGTATAACGTGGTGTGGTCCTCCACAGCGGGCGTCACGAACGTGAGCGCGAACGTGGAGTCCTTGCTGTAGGTCTGTGTGCCCGATATCGAGGTGATTATCTGTATGCTGAATCTGTAGGAGTCCGCAGGTAGGTCAACCGTGTCGTTGATGGCTATCTCCGCTGGGCTGACGTTGTCAGTGCTCAATCTCGCGTTCCTGGTGATGTTTTTGGTGCGCGTGAACACCGTGACTGAATCGCTTATCCTCTCTATGGTGAAACTGATCAAGCCCGACGTCCGGCTGGATAGGTCCTGCACCAGTGCGGCCACGTTGTCAAACCTCAACGTTGATGTGACGTTTATTGCGCCGTCGATGCTCATGGTGAGAGGTGCCGAGATCTCCTGGATCTGGTCCCCTGCGTCTAGTCCGGTCAGTGATTCAGTGATGAATGCGCCCTGTGTGCTGGTGGTCATCTCTCCGGTGCTGGTGCCAGTGGCGTCACTGACCGTGCCCACTGATGTGGGTGTGTATCCCGAGGTGAGATCAAACACCTTCTTGCCACGCAACAGGCAGTTGATCCTTGGTATGCCGGATCTGAACGGATTGTTGTCGCTGTCCTCGTTGCTCTCGATCTTGAGCCATCTGAATCTAAGGGCCAGATATGCCAGTCCGCGTAATCTGTGATTGCTATCCCAACCTGGCGCCGCGTCAAGCAGTGTTGACACGGTCTGGTCATCCCTGCCGTCAAAGAACTGTGAAACCACTCGATCCTTGTAGTCGCCTGATGCCACCGTGCCCTGCACGCCGTGTGCGTATGAGCTGAACGTGACCTCATTGTCATCGATGTAGATCTTGCTGAGACCATCCACCTGTCCCTCTGACAGCACTATGGCCACGTATAGGTATTCGTTGTCGGTGCCGTTGGTTGAAACGAACACCCTGTGTCCCCCAACCCTACGTGTGCCATACACGATGGGTATTGGTCCCACGCCCGAGTCCTTGTTCAACAATGGACCCAGTATGTTCTGTTCCGTCACGGCGGCGTTGACGTCCGGTGCGTCAAAGCCCGCACCAAAAGGTGAGGCCACTATGTCTACGATCGCCTTGCCTAGATCGACTACTGCGTCAATGGCGTCATCGATCGTGTCCTTGACGGTCCCGATCGGGTCTCTGAAGAAATCCTTGATCCATCCCATTACAGTTCCGCCTCAAATATCTGTTTCTTTTTGCCCACCACGTTCAACCATGTCAGGAATATGGGGCAGTCATTGACCAAGGTCCACTGGTCAGTGGTCATGATCTTCCTGATCCCCCTCTGCTTGATCTCGTGTGCCGAGCAGAGCCACAATTTCTCGTAATTTCGCTCTGTCCTGAATTCAGGTATGAGGTATATGCTGTTGAGCTTGGCGCTTGGCTCCTCGAAGAACAACCAGTTCAACTCAGTGAAAGCGAATCCCACCAATGTGTTGAGCTTGAACAGTCCCACGTCAATGGCGTCGATGGGTCTGGCAACACCGTTCTTGAGTCCCAGTAAAAGGATGTCATCACGGATGCCCTCTATGCCCTTCTCTGTCAGGCTCTGCTTGGCCATGCCAAACAACTGGTCGATGTCGCGCGTGGTCAACTTCCTGGCGTGGATGTCGTCTATGATCATTACGTCCTCCCCCATTTTATGTCGGTCTGTATCTGTGGAGCGAACTCCATGCCCACGTCATCCGAGAAGAATCTCTGTTGGCTGGCGTTGTTGGTCCTCCTGCCATTAGTCCTCTCGTAGTCAGCGAACTGACTGCTGACGTTCAAGGTCAGTTGTGCGGTGTTGGTCCTCTCCGATATGGAGAAATCATTGATCCTGCCATCGAAGTATTGGAAAACATGGTTGGCGTCATACGAGTAGTCCTCGTTGAGCACCGCCCTGTATACCACCACCCTCTTGTCAATGTAGTCGTTGTTAAGCACCAGCGCTATCGTGGTGAAATCAACTGCGGTGAAAGTCACGGCCATGTTGTTGATCCTGATGTCAGTGGTCTCTGATATGCCACCCAACGCGAGGAACTGTCCCTGTGCCAGGTATGTCTGCACACCACTCTCGGGTGCCGTGGCCGAATCATAATCTATGTTGATGTGTGCGTTGGTGAAATACACCGGCGTCGTTAGGTGTAGCTCTATGAGCTCCACAATCCTTAACTTGTTGCCCTTGAGTGTAGTGAGCAGATCGGTGTCAAGATTCCTTGGCATTAGATCTCCTCTCTTACGTTGACGTCCAATCTGAATGTGCCGTCGGTGCCTGTGGCGAAAGTGTTCTGGTCATTGACCAGGAACACCTTGAAACTGACGTTGTTGTAGATGATGGTTGTGCTTGAATCTATCTGTTGTGTCAGCACCGGGTAGATGCCGAAGGTGTCCACACTGCTGGCATCTTGGTCAACGTCCGCGGTCAACTGATAAACCTTGTCATGGTTGGAAAATTTTATGAAATCACCTGCCTTGAGTGAGCCAGAACCACCATTTGCGGTGATGGATGAAACCCCAGGATTGTAGGTTGCGGTCACTGTGGGTGTTCCCGATGCGTTGGTTGATCTGGTGTTGCTGATCACTGGTGGTATCACAGTGAAGTCCTCGAACTGGCCGTTCTGCCTGTTGAGGAAACTGCTGAGCTCAGACGCTTGGTCCCTGGTCAGTGCCGATGATTTCAGTTTCATTGACCAGAACTGACCGCCTATGGCCCTCCTG